CGTTGGCTGTAAGTAAAAACAAACAAATGTTTAAACATATTCGTGAAGGATTAGATAATGCAAATCGTGAATTGGGTAAAGAGCGTGGCGAAGCACCTGACGCCAGAGGAACAGGATTGCGATTCAGTCACACATCAGCGATAGCACCCAATGCTTCAAGTTCTATTATTATGGGCAATACCAGCCCATCAATAGAACCATATAGAGCCAATGCATATCGTCAAGATACCTTATCAGGTGCTTATCTTAATAAAAATAAGTGGTTAGATAATATTATAAAGGAAAAATGTGATGCCGATTCTAAGTTGGACTATAACGAAATCTGGTCAAGTATTATCGCAAACGATGGAAGCGTTCAACATCTCGAATTCCTGTCAGACTGGGAACGTGATGTTTTTAAGACGTCAATGGAAATTGACCAGAGATGGGTTGTACAGCATGCCGCTGATCGCCAACCCTATATTGACCAAGCGCAAAGTGTCAATCTCTTTTTCAGACCAGACTCAAATATCAAATATATTCACGCGGTACACTTTATGGGATGGAAGCAAGGGCTCAAGACACTTTATTACTGCCGCAGCGAGAAGATTTCGAAAGCTGATAAAGTCTCTAGAAAAATCGAGAGACAAGTCATCCAAGAAATAGATTTAAAAGCACTAGCAGAAGGAACCGAGTGCCTTGCATGTGAGTAAAAGATGAGTAAAATTATATTATTAAAAGACGTTTACGAGATGAAGGAGCAGAAGGAAAAAGAACTTCTGTTCTATAAGGAAAAACTAGAAGAACTGCGTGATAAAGTATATTGGTTAGAACGTGACATTGCTTTGACAAAAAATATTATAAGAATGATCGAAGAAGAAAAAGTAAAGGACATAAAAAATGAAACTACTTAAGTTCGAAGCTTCGTGGTGCGGGCCCTGTAAAATGCAAACAAGTATTATTAAAAGTCTAGGTGATAAGTTGACTATACTTGTTGATGCGATTGATATTGAGGAAAATATGGGCGCTGCTAAAATTTATGGTATACGCAGTGTACCTACATTAATATTACTAGATGATACTGGAGAGGAAATAAAAAGAAACGTCGGAGTATTAAAAGAAAAGGAACTATTAGAGTTTATAAAAAATGATCAAGAAAACTAAACTAACACTAACAGACGAACGTCACGCATTCAAACCCTTTCAGTATCCCTGGGCCTACAATTCTTGGCTCGCTCACGAGCAGATGCACTGGCTCCATCTAGAAGTACCAATGCTCGAAGATGTGAAAGATTGGAAGAACAAACTCACTGCGGATGAAAAGAAATTCTTAACACATATATTTAGATTTTTTACACAGGGGGATATTGACGTTGCCGGTGGATATGTGAAGAACTACTTGCCTTATTTTCCGCAACCGGAAGTACGCATGATGTTATGCGGTTTTGCCGCCCGTGAAGCGCTGCACATTGCAGCATATTCTCACCTAATAGAATCACTAGGCATGCCGGATACAACATACAACGAGTTTCTTGAGTATGCTGAAATGCGAGAGAAACATGATTACATTTTGGATCTTAGCTCGAAGAACAGCACTAAACAATCTACCGCCGAACACATCGCTGCATTTAGCGCGTTTACGGAAGGCATGCAGCTCTTTAGTTCTTTTATTATGCTTCTTAATTTTCCTCGTCATGGCGTAATGAAAGGCATGGGGCAAATTGTAACTTGGTCTATTGCAGATGAGACATTGCATGCTGAATCCATGATCAAACTCTTCAGAACATATATAGAAGAGAACAGAGAGATTTGGAATGACGAACTTAAAGGAAAAATTTATACGATTGCTACCAAAATGGTGGAGCTTGAAGATAAGTTTATTGATCTGGCATTCGGCATGGTACGCGTGGCTGATTTGGACGCTGCTGACGTTAAATCTTATATCCGCTATATTACTGACCGTCGTCTTATCAGCTTGGGCCTTAAAGGAATCATGAAGGTTAAAAAGAATCCTTTACCCTGGGTCGAAGAAATGTTGAATGCACCAACACATACCAATTTCTTTGAGAATAGAGTGACTGATTATGCCAAAGGGTCATTATCTGGAGATTGGAAAGATGTCTGGGCAAAGGCGGCATAATGCTTATACATCATGCACATCTTGAAACAGCTGAAGTTTATGCTAGACTATCTAAGGCAAGAAAACTTAAAGTAGGCGCTATTGTAGTAAAAGATAATAGAGTTATAAGTATAGGATACAATGGAACACCTTCTGGTTGGGATAACCTTTGTGAGGAAGAAATTTCTGTCACTGAGGAATGTACTGTTGATAACAGTGGTTATTCAATACCTATTAAATCAGTTTCACTTAAAACGAAACCAGAAGTCATTCATGCAGAGGCTAATGCCATCGCTAAACTTGCTAGATCAAATGAGAGCGGGCTTGATAGTGTTATGTATATTACACATGCACCTTGCTTTGAATGTGCCAAATTAATTTACTCTGCAGGTATAAGAAAAGTATACTTTAGAAATCATTATAGAAATGAAGATGGATTAAATTTTTTAAATAAATGTAAAGTAGAGGTAGAAAAACTATGAAACGATATGGGTTTACAGCCAGCGCCTTTGATCTGTTTCATGCTGGTCATGTGATGATGCTTGAAGATGCTAAGAAACAGTGCGATTGGTTAATTGCAGCTATTCATGTAGATCCTACATTAGATAGACCGGGGGTAAAAAATAAACCTGTTCAATCTATAATTGAAAGGCAAATACAAGTTTCATCATGTAAACACGTAGATGAAATTGTAGTTTATAATACTGAGAAAGAACTAGAAGATATATTAATGACCTATCCAATCGACGTTAGAATTATCGGAGAAGAATATAGGGATAAGAATTTCACAGGAAAAGATATCTGCGAACGAAGAGGTATAGAGATATACTATAATAAACGAGATCATTTCTTTAGTTCATCTGATCTACGTAAAAGAGTATTCGAGGCAGAACTTAAACGAAGGAACTCAGGATGGGAAGAAATCAACACTTCGAATGTATCGAATGTGAAGCAGTTTTCAAAATAAAATTTGATTTGGATGAAGATTATTATAATGTTCAATTTTGTCCTTTCTGCGGTTCTGGGATAGAAGATGACCAACGGGACGAGTACGAAGAAGACTTGTCCTAAATGTAGTATCGAGCACGAGAAGCCAGGTAAATTTTGCTCGCGTACTTGTGCCAATTCAAGACAATGGACTGATGCACAAAAGAAAGTATTTTCTATTCGCCAAACAGAATATATGGCGAGAGAAGAATCTGAAGAGCATCGCGCTAAAAGACAAATGCAGGTTCAAATGCTACGCGCTGCGGGTATAATGGGCTCCAGGGGTGCCCCTCCTAAAGAAAATCTTGAAGATTATATGACAAACCCAGATGATTATTATATTATTCCATTAAATGATGATGATCTTAATAGCGAAGATGGAGCAATCTGGGAGACCATATAAATACTATTTTGATTGGTATCTATGTGGATTTATAAGAATAAAGTATTTGAAGAAGTTCCTGCAAACGCTTATGGTTATGTGTATTTGATCACAAACAACTTATCCGGTAGAAAATATATCGGTAAAAAGTTATTCTGGTTTCGCAAAACTAAAGTAATAAAAGGCAAAAAGAAAAGAATTAAGGTAGAATCTGATTGGAGAGATTACTGGTCATCATCTGAAGAAGTTAAAGCAGATGTAAAGTCTATTGGTGATAAAAATTTTACAAGAGAAATACTGCACATATGTCAGAACAAAGGTACCTGCAATTATCTTGAGGCAAAAGAACAAATGCTTAGAGGTGTTCTGGAGTCCGATCTGTATTATAATGCACAAATTCAATGTAGAGTCCATCGAACACACATTAAAGAAACTTTGAACAAATCTTAATCTAATCTTCATCTTATCTGGGTGGTCTGTAAGAATAAATATTTTATGAGGGTTAAATTTATTAGGAAAAATTATGAAGAAATTTTTATTGGCCGTTGCGACCACATTCTTCGCAATCACAGCACAGGCACAGATTACAGGTGCTGGTGCTACATTCCCCTATCCTATCTATGCCAAGTGGGCAGAAGCCTATCAAAAGCAGACTGGAGTAGGACTTAATTATCAAAGTATTGGTTCAAGTGGAGGCATTCGTCAAATCAATGCTAAAACAGTCACATTCGGTGCCACTGACGCACCAGTTAAAGGAGAAGACCTTGATAAACTTGGACAAGTTCAATTTCCTGCTATCATCGGTGGTACTGTACCTGTGGTCAATCTTGAAGGCTTCAAGCCAGGTGAACTTCGTATCACAGGACCAGTGCTTGCTGACATATATCTCGGCACCATTACCAAATGGAACGACGCTAAACTCCAAGCACTAAATCCAGGCAAGAAGTTACCAGACCAAAATATCACGGTGGTTCACAGAGCTGATGGTTCTGGTACTACTTTTAATTTTACCGACTACCTAACCGAAGTAAGCTCAGAGTGGAAAGATAAGATGGGCAAAGGTGCGGCGGTAAAATGGATTCCTTCCACAGCAGTTGGCGGTAAAGGCAACGAGGGTGTTGCTGCTAACGTGAATAGAATTAAAGGCGCAATTGGTTACGTTGAATACGCCTATGTCAAGAAAAATAATATGAATTTTATGCAACTGCAAAACAAATCAGGTAACTTTGTTAGCCCCGATGATGCGACATTTGCAGCAGCTGCTGCAGGTGCAGACTGGTTCAGTGTTCCAGGCATGGGGCTGAGCATCGTAAATCAGGGCGGCAAAGAAACCTGGCCTATCAGTACAGCGTCTTTTATTATCATGTACAAAGACCCTGCTGATAAAAAAGCCAGTGCTGAAGTTTTAAATTACTTCGACTGGGCATTCAAAAATGGGAAAAAGTTAAGTGAAGAACTTGATTATGTTCACTTACCAGAAAAATTACAGAATGAAATTAGAAGTCGTGTGTGGAAACAAATTAAAGTAAACTAGGAGAATAAAATGCGATTACAAGAACTAGCGTCAAGATTAGTAGTTGTAGAAACCAAACTAGCCACACTAACAGGAGTAGAACCCAATACTTCAAGCCCAACTAGTATTGAAGAATTAGATTCAAGACTTTCGGTTGTTGAAGTTCAGGTGGATCGCCTTTTAGCTGAGAAAGCAGAAAGGCAAGTAGCCGAAGTTGTAGCAGCACCGGCAGATAAAGCAACAGTTTCTGTTGCTGATATTGTAGCTCTGTCAGCAAGTTCTAGCGTCCCTCAGGCAGCTGATATTGTAGCAGATGTTGTAGCTGTGCAAATGGAAGCTCCGGCTATCCAAGATCCAGAAGTTGCTGCTATAGTTACGGCAGCTATTAAAGCTGTAGTTAATGCTGATCCTAAGGTAGTTACAGATCCAGAAGCTGTTAGATTACTTATTACCGATGTTGTTTCTCAGATGCCTGCTCCTTCTGCAGATGTAGAGGATAAGGTAGCTGCAGCTGTTGCTGAAGTTGTATCTGCTGCTACTGGAGAAGATGTTACTCCAGATGTACATGCAGAAATCAAAGATGCTGTTATTACTCAGTCAGATGCAGCACTAGATGCCATCGAAGCTCGTTTGAATGTTGCAGAAGCA